ACAATATTTATGGCTGTAATAGATTCATCGCTTAATTTTCCATTATTTAATATAATATTTCTGGATGTATTATCAATATCATTAATCAATGATATAACATTTTCATCTAAATATTCTATATAAAAAATCTTATTATTTAAATCGGCATTTCCAGATGCTTCTATTTCAATAAATTGACCTAATTCTAAAAATATACTATCTTTTTTCCTCTTTTCAATTATAATGATTTCATTTGATTCGTCAGATTTTTTTGATTCTCTTGGTTCATCTTTACTTTCTTTATCTACTGTTTTTTTTTGTGATAATTCAGATTTTTTAAATGGTAATTCAGGAACATCTATTTCTTTTAAATCTATTTTTGGAACATCTATTTCTTTTGTACTTTTAGGATTTTGATTCATGCTACTCATTACTTATATTTAATATATATTATATAATACCTTTTAATTTTTATAAATTGAAATAAAAAATATATTTAAAAATATTTATAAAATATATTTATAATGACTGAATTAGATATTAAAAGTATTTTAAATAATGAAAATATTGATATCAACTCAGATAATTTTATAATAAAAAAACATAATGGTCTATATTTAATCAAATACAATAAGTCTGCTTTGAATGATAGTAATACTCATACATTGGGATTATATCGTTCAGTAATTACTGATGGAAAAAAGATATTATCGTTTGCCCCACCTAAATCTGTTAATTATAATTCTTTTATTGTAAATAATGAATATAATGACTGTAATATTACAGAATTTATTGATGGTACTATGATAAATGTATTTTACAATACATCAAGTATTAATAAAAATGGTAAATCTGAACCTAAATGGGAAATAGCCACTAGAAGTAATATTGGTGCAAATTGTAGATTTAATTTAAATTCAAAGAAAACATTTCGCGAAATGTTTTATGATGCTTGTGTGCCTAGCGGTACACCCATTTCTGATTTCTTTAATAGATTAAATAAATCTTATTGTTATTCATTTGTTTTACAGCATCCTGAAAATCGTATCGTTTATCCAGTAAAATATCCACATCTTTATTTAACCAATATTTATGAATTTGATAATAATATTGTAAAAGAAATTTCCTTTATGTATACTTTTTCAAATATATGTAAAGAAAACATTTACATATCAGATCATATTAAATATCCAAGAAATATCAAATATATGTATCCAAACGTCTCAAACTGGGAATATATTAATTTACTCTGTTCAGGGCAACAAACTAGTTTTCAGTTACAGGGGTTTGTAATTACGAATGATAGAAATGAGAGAACAAAAATTAGAAATATTGAATATGAAAAAATAAAAAGATTACGAGGTAATAGTCCTAAACTTCAATTTCAATTTTTAGAGTTATATAAAAACAATAATGTTCATAAATATTTACATTATTTTCCTGAAAATAGTAATAATTTTACAGAATACAAAAGATTGTTTTATAGATGGACAGAAACATTTTATCATTTATATATTGATTGTTTTATTGAAAAAAAAAAATATTTAAAAAATTGTCCATTTGAATATAAACCTTTACTTTATCATCTTCATAAGCATTATCTTGAAGAATTAAAACCTGTTGACAAAAAGGTAAATTTTACTTATATTAAAGAATATATTAAACATATACCAACGGAAAAGATTATGTTTAGTATGAATTATAAACATAGAGGATTAAATAAAACTATAAATATTAATTCTATTGAAGCAGAATCATCAACTCTAAATAAATGATTCATCCATATGTCTATAAATTTCTTGTGAATAATTAATACAAGCCAACAATATTAATTTTATATTTTCCATATTTGAATTTTCTCCATCTTTAAAGACAATTCTAATAATAGAATCATCATCGTGTGGGTGTTTTTTTATAAAACCAACATATGAAAATGTTTTTTTTCTTTTAAAATATCTATCATGAAATAAATATTCCAATACTTTTCCAAGTGTATAACTAATATTTGGAAGAATAATATCGTGTGAAAAATTTGTATTAATTGTGTTTTTCTCAATTTCTATTTTATCATTTTGAACCATTTTTTTTAAAATTTCAAATCTATTAATTAATATATTACAAGCTATTTTAATCAATTCTTCATTTGTATAAATACCAATTGTTTCTAATTTAAACTGAAATGAATTATCAATAAAATATCTTTTAGCGTTATGAATCATCCAATTTTTTTCAATATTATTTATTTCTTTGTCTTTTTTTCCTTCTTTTACTAATTTATCTTTGTATTTTAACCATTCTTCGTTACCTTTAACATTATCAACTGTATTTTCATATCCTATTGTAGAACATACATTACATTGACTATTTATTTTTGATGTACTTTTATGTAATTTTGCTTTAAATATTAATGATTCACCATCTAATGTTTTTGAAATTTTCGGTTTTAAACGGTTAAATAATATATAGTCATTTGTAATTTTATTAGGAGGAAATATTTTACGAACTTGAGAGTCTGTTAAATATTGATTGGTTGCATTTTCTTTAATTTTAAAATCACCGGTTGTAACATATAATAATTCATCTGTTTTATTTGTCATATCCAATTCAACAACAAGATTTTCTATATTGTTTGGCTTTTTAATATGTACAGGAATACAACCTAATCGTTGTTTTATTATTTCATTGGTCAATGAAGTAGTGTTTTTGTAAATAATCGTTGATTCTAAAGTTGATTGAATTTCATTATGAGGTTCTGTTTTAATACAAACTACTGGAATATCACTTAATATTGTTCTTCTCAAGCCATTAATAATACTAACATTGCAATTATCTACTGTAAAATATAATATTTCATCCGTTTCTTGGCGAATATCTGTAATACGAGGCAATTCTAATTTACTTTCACTCATAATATATATTATCTATTACTTTTTTTTTATTAATGTTTATTAAATATTAATAAAAATCAATTTTAATAAGTTTAATTTTAATATTCAAAAACTTTTGTAAATATAAAAATGAGTTATGTTTTATATTATAGTAAATATTGTAATAACTGTAAAAAAATAATTCATAAAGTTGGGAAAGATAAAATAAAAAATGACATACATTTTTTATGTATAGATAAACGTAAAGAAATTGATAAAAAAATGTATATTGTTTTAAGCGATGGAAAAGAATTATTAATGCCTCCAGAAATTACTCAAGTTCCTGCTTTATTATTATTAAATAGAGGCAATAGAATTATTTATGGATCTGAAATTTTAGAATTATTTGAACCTATTTTACAATCAAATCAAAAAAAAGATACAAATAATAATGTGGAACCTTTAGCATTTTCATATAATGAAATGGGTACAATGTTATCTGATAATTATTCTTATTTAGATCAAAATTCAGATGAATTATCTACAAAAGGGCGCGGTGGTTTGCGACAAATGCATTCTTTTTCAACTTGTGATTATAAAGATGAAATTGAAACACCTCCGGAAAATATTTCTTCTGATAAAATTAAATCTTCCAATGTTTCAAAATTATTAAGTAAAATGCAAGAGGAACGAAATAAAAAAATAGCAATACAATAAATATTATTTTTTTAAAATAATTTAAAATTTTTCTTTATAATTATATACAATATGAATAAAAATAATAATACCAATAAATCACATATTTTGAAAGTATTTATAAGTCAATTAAAACAATTTTTAAAAGAAATTATTGAAATTTTCCCAAAGGAAGATGATATTAAATCATTAAATACCGTAATATTAACTTTTAGCAAATATAATCCTTTAAAACTGATTGAAATTTGGAATTATTATATAGCTATTCCTTATTTAGATTTTATTATTAAAGGTGATTTTAAATATTTTGAAAATAAAAATTTTACCAATGATTTAAAAGATCTAAATGAAAACGCAGCATATGTATTACAATCATACAATAAAATGCGTTTATCCATATCTAAATTAAATAATGATAAAAAAAATACTGCAATGAAAAATATTCAAATATTAACAAAATTGTCAATAACATATTTTCAATAATATAAATTAATTTTTTATCTATTTAAAAATTACAATTATATTTTTAAATAGATGAATAGTGATAAACAAATTACAGAAGATTTTATAAAATTAGTAAAAGATTTTATGAATGATATTTTAAATACTTTTCCAGAATATCATGATAAATTTACGGATGATGAATTGGAGTTTTTAAAAACATCAAATAAGAGTAAAGATAAAATTGAAAATGTATTTAATTATTGTTTAAATGTTTATCCTGAGAGATTTTTTGATATACTTTATGAAAACGATGAATTATTTACAGATAATAATAAAAATACAAATTTTTTTAAACATATTGATTTTAAAGATATATGGAAATCCGATATTTCAGATAATACAAAAAAAATTATTTGGAAATATTTACAATTAATATTATTTTGTATTACAAACAATTTAGATGATACTACGTGTTTTAAAGATACTGCGAAATTATTTGAAGCTATTGACGAAAATGAATTAAAAGGAAAGTTAGAAGAAGTTATTTCTTCTATCAATGATGTATTTGATATTAGTGGAATAAAACAAAATAATGATATACACGAAATAAATGATTTATTTAAAAATATGATGGATAATATGGATTTATCAAATAATGATATGAAAGATGTAGATTTTGAAGAAATGATGAAAAAATTTATGAATAATAAATCACCAAATTTTGAAGAAATGATGAAAAATATGGATATTTCGGGATTGGGTTTTAATTTTATGGATATGATGAAAAATATGGAAGGATTCAAGGATATGTCAAATAATATGTCAAATAATATGTTCAATGATATGTCAAATAATATGTTCAATGATATGTCAAATAATTTTAAAAATGTACCCAATCCAAACGATCTACAAGATCATTTAAACTCATTAATGGGTGGTAAAATAGGAAAATTGGCACAAGAAATAGCAAATGATACAGCAAAAGATTTAAATATTGATCCCGATAATATTTCAAATATAGATGATGTTTTTTCAAAATTATTCAAAAATCCAGGAAAATTAATGAGTATGATTAAAAAGGTTAGTTCAAAATTAGATGAGAAA